CAAAGGGAAATTTTTCTCAGCACTTTAATAGATTTGCTCACAAGTCCTGTTGTGTTGATGGAAAAGAAAAATTATTAAATGACTGACGAATTCTCTGGCCCAATTGAACAAATTATCGCCAAGCTTGAAACCAAGAAACCCCTCCCAGAAGAGGCTAAAGTTAGAGCACGCTCAATCCTACGCAAATCCATACAGAAGAACTACTTCGACTTTCTGCGTATCTTTCCCCCAGCCAACATAGCCTCTCAGGAGGATCATCATGTGCAGCACTTTAAGCAGCCTTTTCCCTACCCACATAGAAAGAAAAGATGACAATTAGTAACTAATATGATATTATTCCCTTATCGAAAGGGATTTAATGTCATATGATTTTCTGCGAGCATATCCACATATGCTTCAGCGCTTGAAGAAACAATCTCAGAATGGTAGGCTTCAACAAACATATCGTACTGCAAAAGGAGACGATCATGCGCAGCTTGAAGTATCTTATCCCACTGCCACCAATAGCCTGGAAAAGAGCAGGACTATCCGGCAAACATTTCTACGATCAACAGGCTCACGATAAAATCGCCTGGGGACTCTATCTTCGTCAGCAACATACAAGCCCACTGTTCAATCGTCCAGTATCCATGGACGTTGCTTTCTATTTACAAGCACCACACAAAAACAAATATCGCAACACACAAAACCTTGCAGTTGGTAACAGCGACCTTGATAACTATATAAAGTTTCTACTAGACTCAATGAAGGAGATTGTGTGGGTGGATGACAAACTTCTCGTATCAATATCTGCTAAAAAAGTTTACGATAATGAACCAAAAACTGTTTTTATAATAACGGAAATTGAATAATGGCAAAAACCGTTAATCATAGCAACAAAGAATACGGACTGTCACCGAACAGAAATTGGAGGGATGTACTCCAAGAAGGTGATTCACACAGCTTCTTTCCAGGTAGAGCAGACGAGGATAAGCGTTTGGCTTACACACTGCTAACCTGGACCGATAATAGAAACAATTTGCGCTTTGTAGACTTTTTGCATACTTATCGCATATCAAGCGATACCTGGTACAGAAAAGTAAGGCAATCTCCTGAACTAGCAAAATGGTTTAATGAGGCAAAGCTCTATCTTGCTGATAATAGACTCAATGGAGCTATGAAAAAAGTGTTTGATAGGGAGTCAATTTCTATAGGGCTCGCGCGCCTTGACCCAGAAGTAAAAGAAGACTTGGAGTTTATGGCAGACCTGAAACGCAAGTCTGAACCAGAAACTTCCAACGAAGACAAGAATATAAATATTACCATTCATGACAATGGCTATAAAACAAAGGAGCCACGTGAAACTCTTTAATCTTCATGCTAAGTGCTTTGCAGAGATAGAACGCTTAACGAGAATAATATGCGAGTGTGACGCTAAAATTGCAAAGCTTGAAGCAAAAATCTTTGAACAAGAGAGAGCTCTTACTGAAGAACGTGAGTCGAAGATCAAGCTTCTTGAAGAGAAACCTAAGCGTGGCAGACAAATAAAATCTACATCACAAGACTCAGATATTAAGAAAAGTTGAGTGAAGTATGCTCAACTTTAGGCAGCTTATAGTTGTAGGTGGGTTATGGCTGTGTCTTGTTGCTCTTGCAGTATCTACCTATTTTTCAGGTAAAAGTGACTTTGAGGACTTTGATGACCCTATATATACCCTTGCTGAATATCCAGAGATAGACTTTGATGCAAGTCGTTATCAGGTTAACGAAGCTCGAGAAGAAATGTTGTCGTTGCAGGAACTGGATTGCCAACGAGTTGCTGAGAGTAAGCCTGGTCTTTGTAGCTTTAGCGAAATAGACCCGGACTTACTAAAAGATATACCCATATCAGATTACTGTGATTATCTATGGACATAGAGAGCAAGTTTATTCCCCGTCCTTATCAACGTCCTATCTGGAATGCCATTATTCACGAAGGCTACAAAAGAGCATTGCTTATAAGTAGCCGGCGCGCGGGAAAGGACGTTTTGGCTTGGAATATCGCAATTTACCAGGCTTGCAAAAAGAAATGCTCGATCTTTTATTGCTTACCAACATATAGCCAGGCTAAGAAATGTATATGGGATGCTGTTTCGGCTAATTCAGGGATGACATTTCTTGAATATGTCCCTGAAGTTATGATTGAATCTATCAATCAATCTGACATGAAAATAAAGCTTATTAACGGCAGCATAATTCAGTGTATAGGCGCAGACTCATACAATACTTCGCTTGTAGGTACTTGTCCTTATATGCTCGTGCTATCAGAGGCAGCGTTATGTGATCCAGAAGCATATCGCATAGCCATGCCTATCCTTGCAGAAAATAATGGTATATGTATCTGTGTCTCAACGCCACGTGGCCACAACTGGCTATACGACTTGTATAAACAGAATAAAGATAATCCTTCATGGAAGGTTATTGTTCAAACAGTTGATGACACGAAGCACATTTCTGATGAAGCGCTAGAACAAGAGCGTCAACAGATGAGCGAGGAACTATTTCTCCAAGAATTCTATTGCAGTTTTGAGCGTGGGCTTGAAGGTTCTATATATGGGCGCTACGTTGAGAATATGCGTGTTGGCGGTCGCATAACTGATGTTCCCTGGGATCCAAGTGGACTTGTTTACTGCGTCTTTGACCTTGGGGTATCTGTTGGTAACGAGACAGCAATACTTTGGTATCAATACAATCCTCAAAGCAAAGCGGTGAAGATAATAGACTGCTATTCACGTAATGGGCTAGGTCTGGATCACTATGCAAAATTTATCCTCGATAAACCATATCGTTATGGCGGTTTGTTTGGCCCCCACGATTTACGTGTTCGTGAGTTTGGCGCCGATTCGGCTGCTTCTCGCTATTCCAGAGCCCATGATCTTGGCCTCAATATTCACGTGCTACCCCAAGCACCAATCCAAGATGGCATAGACTTAGTCATGACCACATTCCCTCGATTCTACATAGACCAGAATAAGTGTGGCCCACTTATAGAGGCTCTTGAGAACTACCGCCGCGAGTATGATCCAGTCAAACAAATACACTCAATGAAACCGGTCCACGATAAATTCTCGAATTATTGTTTTGTTGGAGCAACCCTAATAAAGACCCCTAAGGGTGATAAAAAAATAGAAGATATGCGCGAAGGAGATGAAGTAATAACACCTCTCGGTGTAAGAAAAGTTTTGGCGACGCACTCACATCTAACTAGCGAAACGCATTGCATAAAAGTGGGAAAAACGACCTTGGAATGCACTGATTCTCATCAAGTATTTACGAATCGAGGTCTTGTAGAATGCGACTCTTTGAGGTATAATGATGTCCTAGAGTATTATTCGAAATTAAGGACATATATATGGCAGAAGATATATGGATATTTCTTAAAGGGCGCCGATATAAAAGGATTCAAGAGAACTATCTTGTCTCTGAAGACGAAAAGCACGTCATCTTTAATGGATTTTTTTATCGATGGCACGGAGACTATTATTCTGGAGCAAAAAGCAATAGAAAGGGAGATGGCACCTTTTATTATAAACGACATCATTCGTCCCTCAATTGTTATACAACCCTTCAAAGAGCAGTCTGGTCTTCCCATAATGGAGAAATACCAAAGGGATATGTCGTTCATCACAAAGATGGAAACAGAAGAAACAACGACATCGAAAATCTTGAGTGTCTTAAAGAATCTGATCATCAAAAAAAGCACATGCTTGATCCAAATTCTTGGGCACAGTCAGATGCGTGTAAGCAGCTCATTAGGAGTCTTAACGCTAAAGCCAAAGAATGGCATGCAAGTCCAGAAGGGCTTGAGTGGCACAGAAAACATGCACAAAATTCATTGCCATCATGCAAAGGAACAAAATATCCCAAAATATGTGTTATTTGCGCAAAAGAATTCTTGGGAAAACAGGCTTGGCAAAAATATTGTTGTCCCTATTGCAAAACCAAAGGAAGAATCCTTTGGCAAAAAGATCACGAAGATCGCTCTTGTTGTGTATGTAAAACTATATTCTCTTGTAATAAATACATTCTTAAGAAGACATGTAGTAAAAAGTGTGCAATTACATCAATGGTCAGAGCCAAGGAAAGTTTACGATCTAACAGTTGAACAAGACAATTGTTATTATGCAAATGGCTATCTTGTTTCAAATTGTGACGCGACACGTTACTTATGCCAGTCGTTAAATCATGTACATCAGGGTATTTCAGGCACTGACTATACCAACCTCAGAGAAGTGGCCTTGCGTTCTGGCAATAAACCAAACTTATCTAATACACCATTTACTGATAATCCATGGCGACGATAAACAAAGGAAATTTATGAGTAAAGCAATATTGAGAGCTAGTTATTGTGATCCTAAAAGATTGGCCAATTCATTTTGGGGAAGCGTTGGAGTTGTCATGGATGAAATGGTAAAGAATGGATATAAACGAGAAGAGATAACTTGTGAGTTAATAAAACAATACATAAAAGATAAAAAATTGTTAGATGAGAAATAAGGATTTATATGGAAAATAAATTTTGCAGAAGATGCAACGCGGAGTTAAGTGATTCTTGTGTTTTAGTGAAAAAAGACAATAAATTAAGATACTATTGCCATGAATGCTCCGAGATTTACAACATTTTTTTACGTATCGATCTTGCAATCGAAGAAGCTAAACTTTATGCAGATAAATTGAGAGAAAGAATTGACCGAGAAGAAAATTCTAATGGTGATGAGTAACAAATTCGCCTTTTCTGTTCCTTTCGCATTAGACTAGAGCACAGGTATACCTGAAAAGCTCTTTTTAAAGCAGTGCGTTCCTAGACGCACCAAGAGGATAACTAATGTTAATGCGAACCCCTGAAGTATTGCCCGGCTCTAGTGGCAATGATTACAATGACATACGCAAGAAAATAACTGCTTCTTATGACCAGAATGCTACCCTGTGGCAAGTATTCTGGACTGAAGCTACAATTGACACTCGTCTGGAAACTGGTGACACGACTCTCATGTCACAGCTATCTCAGGATTTGCCTAACACTAACAGAGGTTCGTGGTATTTCAACCGAGTTCGCCCTTTATGTTCGATGGTATCTGGTTATCAACGCCGCAACAGAAAATCCACCGTCGTGGTTCCTCTTGAGCGTGGCGACCAAGAAACAGCAGACCAATGGACTAAAATTCTTATGCATCTGTACAAAAAAGAAGATATCTACGAAACAATTTCTGATGCGTTCCACCAAGGGGCATGCATAACTGGCATGAACCTTTTGCATGTATACCTAGACTATCAATCTGACCCGGTTTCAGGGGATATTAAAGTAGACAACCTGGCATACAATTCGTTTTTTGTTGATCCCTATTTCCGCAAAGCCGATCTGTCTGATGCCGCATTTGTCTGGCGTCGGTCATATTTGACCCACCAAGCAGCAGCAGCGCTTATGCCAAACAAAACTGATGAGATTATGCAGCTTGCGGGTAATAGTTCAGGGGTATCACGCGATGGTAGATTCCAATATATGCCAGAAGCATATGGCCAAAGTTATCAAAACTTTCTATCGTATGACGAATACTATTACCGTTCCTTTAGGCCACAAAAACTATTAGTAGACAAAGAAACCGGCGAGACGTTTGAGATAACCAACCAAGAAGACATAGATATAGAGACTTTCTTAACCTACAACCCACAAATCACCCTTATAGAGCAGGACGTACCAACCGTACGTCTTGCAATTCTCATTCAGGACAAAGTATTTTACGATGGCCCATCAGGACTAGACCGCTATCCTTTTATACCAGTCCTGGGCTTTTATAACCCCATGATGCCATATTTCTATTCACGTATTCAGGGACTCTGCCGGTCGCTGCGCGATCCACAAATCTTACTCAATAGGCGCATCATACTTTCAGCTGACATGCTTGAGTCACAAGTAAACTCAGGGTTTATATTTAAAGAGAATGCTGTCGTTGACGTAAATCACTTGTTTCAGACAGGACAGGGGCGCATAATTCCGCTCAAATCATCTGCACAAATGACCGATATTCAACCCATTATCCCACCACAAATTCCACCTTCATTCTTTCAGATACAAGAGACATTCTCTAAAGAACTATCCTTGGTTTCAGGTATCAATGAAGAGCTTATGGGATTCAACTATGATGATAAGTCAGGTTACCGCTCAGCATTGCAACAAGGCGCAGGACTCACAACCTTACAGCCACTTTTTGATCGCCTTGATGCAGCACAGAATATGCTTGGTGAATTGATTATGGAAGTGGTACGCGCTAATTATACCCCTGGCAAGATCACCAATATCCTTGAAGGTGCACAACCAGCACCACTGTTCTATAACAAGGCTTTTGGTAAATATCACTGCCAAGTTGAGAATGGGTTCAACACAGAGACACAGAAACAAATGCAGTTCTTGCAGCTTACTCAGCTTGCAGAGATGGGCTTACAGATTCCACCAAAGACGCTCATTAATGCAGCAACATTACAGAATAAAGAAGAGCTTATAAAAGACATTGAAGAGATGCAGCAACAACAGTCACAATTGCAACAACAACAAGCGCAATCTCAAATGGCATTGCAACAAGCACAAGCAGGCCTTGCTCAAGCTAAGATTCAATCGGATCTTGGTCTCGCTCAAGAACGTGCCACACGCTCAATAAGCAACATTGGACTGGCTGAAGAACGCCGCATGGAGGCAGCGAAAGACCTCGAACAAGCCGCTCTGGATCGTATTAAAGCACTTAAAGAATTAGAGTCTATGGACTACGAGCACCTTGAGAAGCTTATTGCAATGAGCCGAATCATGAAAGAGAATATAGTTGAAGAAGATGTTCCTCAAACTAGCCAGAATGGTTCTGGCCTAGGTAGAAAGAGGTCTAACCTTGCGAGTGCTTCCCTACTCCGCTAAAGCTACGAAGGGCAGGCGGCACCACGCAGTTTCTAGAAGGGCCAAAAATGGCAAAAAAGAACGGACGTTATCACAGCTCGTTTATCAGCATTGACCAATCAGCACAATCCTTGTGTCCTCGGGGAGTCATGGAAAAGACTATCCCTAATGCGCACCAAGAAACAGGGCGCATTGTACCTGATTTGTATTCTGGTGTTAGCCAACTTATGGGTGAAGATGTAGCGAACATTAAGCGTCAAAGCAAAATGACCAAAAAGGCGTAACAATGCCTGGAGCAATACGGCCTAATAAGGATGCTATGAAAATAGCGTACAAGGTCAATAAAACACCTAAGAACCAGCAACAAACCTCCAAACAAAAACCTACTCCAAAAGAGAAGAAGCTTTGGAGAATTGATTCACCCGCAAGTTAACTTGAGTGTACTGGGGGACTTGGTTGACTACTCTCACCAGGTCCCCTTTTTTAAGGGAATATATGGCAAAAAAGACAAAAGCTCAGAAAAAAGTAGCCACTGTTATGCGGGTAGTTTAAAACAGATAAGCTTCACTCAGGTTCAAAAAAGGGCCCTATTGTCACAAACCCTAAACAAGCGCATTGCAATATCTTTGAGTGAGGCGGGTTTATCACGCAAGAAGCGTAAAGGTAATAAATGAAGCCATGCAAGAAAGTAATTAGCCACTTGAAGGATGATATAAAAACCTTCAAGCATGAAGCAGCAGAAGATCGTGAACTTATTGGTTATATCAAAAAGAAAAAGAAGCCAAAGTCTAAAAAGAAGCCGGTAATGGTAGCCAAACAATACTGGTCGCGTTAAACTTTGTCTGACTATTCATCATAGGAGAGCGGTACCTTTTTGACTGGGTCCGCTCTTATTTTTATAGGGAGCTTTTATGAAACGTATATACAATTTTCTACAAGTATTCTTTTCGTGTATTGGAGCTTATTATATTTCTACCGTTATCTCTCATTATTTTGGTGAGCTATTCTCTCTTTTATTCTTTTTTGTAATTATTGTTAGCATTGTTTCTATAGGTGTTATTACAAAAAGACTAAGATAAATTGAAACTTTTTTTATTTTTTGAATTAAGTATACTTTCTCGTGGTAGCAGTTGGTGTTTTTAAAGTCATAAGGAGTGATATGACGCGTATTTTTAGTTTAAGTATTCTTTTATATTCTTTGCCTTTATTTGGCGGAAAGCTTCAAGAAGGAGAAGTTTTTGTGCCTGAAAGGTTAGGGGAACTGGTAGTTTCTCATAATGAGCGGGGTTTTACTGTGGAACAAGATGGAGATGCGCAAAGAGTGCAGCCTTGTTTTGTTTCCACTGAGTTAAGACACGTTACTGAT